TAGAAAATGTCCAGACGATTTAAAAGAAACGATATCAAGTGATAAAGAGTTTAATCAAATCATGGGTGATATCCTTATTGAATTGTTACAAGAACAAGGCGACAAAGCCGTGGAGTTACTCAAAGATGAATATAAAGAATCCAAGTAAATTAAAAGAAGAAATCATGAGAGACGAGGGTGTCGTTTATGAAATCTATAAAGACCATTTAGGTTACCCTACCTTCGGTATAGGACACTTAGTTAAAGAGACAGACCCAGAATATGGAATGTCTGTAGGAGCTCCTATCACAGAAGATAGAGTAAATGAAGTTTGGGCTCATGACTTTTTCGAACATGTTGAAGAATGTGGAAAGTTATATCCAGACTTAGAAAGTTATCCAGACGAAGTTCAAAGAGTTTTAGTTAACATGACCTTTAACATGGGTATGACAAGACTGTCTAAATTCAAAAACTTTAAAGCTGCAATCGAAAGAAACGATTGGAAAGAAGCTGCAAAAGAAGGAAGAGATTCTAGATGGTATAACCAAGTCACTAATCGTGCAGAACGATTAATGAAAATGTTAGAGGAAGTATGAATATAAAATATTTGAAATTAGTTACTGGTGAAGAACTTGTAACTCAATATGATGAAGATAGTCAATATAATGCTATCGTTAAACTTACAAACCCACTGGGTATTCTTATGTCTCAAACTGATAAAGGATTTAATATTCAATTAGTTCCTTATGGTTCAATGGCAAAAGATGAGATTATTGAAGTAAACCATAAAAATATTGTTTTTACAGCAGAACCAGAAACAAAACTTCGTAATCAATACGAATCAATCACTGGACAGGTAATTACACCACCAGAACCTAAAATAGTTACATAATGAAAGTACAAATAGTAAAAGCATTAATTATAAAGTACGAAGGTGAAATTGCAGAAGCAAAAGCAAATATAGAAATCTATTTACATAACCCAGCAGGTATTGGAGAACATCCAGATGTATTAGATGCAATCAATTCTCAAATTGTTAAAATTGCAGCTGCAGAAGAAAACATCCAAGTATTACAAAAACATTTTGTTGACCAAAAAGTAATCTAGTAGTATACTAGTTATATGCACTTCTATACAAATGTCTATCAACATAGAAATCTAATTCTTGTTCGTGAGTTTAAGGATGGTGAATACATCCAAAAACAAGTTCAATATAAACCGACTTTTTATGTTCCAACAAATAAAGACTCTTCATTCAGAAGTATCAAAGGTAAAAACCTAGAACCCAAAAAATTTAGTTCGATTGCACAAGCACGACAGTTTCGTGAAAAATGGAAGGGTGTTGAGGGATTTGATATTCATGGAATAGAGAGACATCCTTACGCTTATATTGCAGAGTATTTCCCTCAAGAAATTGAATGGATGATGCGACATATTCGTATTATGAATCTTGATATTGAGTGTGAGTGTGAAGATGGATTCCCAGAACCAACAGAAGCTGCAGAAGAAATTAATGCAATTACATATAAGTTTTTTGGACAAGATACCAAGTATGTGTTCGGAACACAAGCATGGGAACACAATGACCCAACAATTAAATACTTTCATTGTCGAAATGAAAAACAACTTCTCAAAACTTTCCTAGAAGAATACAAAAAGAATTATCCAGATATTATAACTGGTTGGAATGTTGACCAGTTTGATATAACTTATCTTTATAATAGAATCAACAAACTATTTGGTTCTACAATTGCAGACCAACTATCTCCATGGAATATTACTACAGTTCGTGAGTGGGATACATTCAATAAAAAACAACAAGCATATACACTAACAGGTATTGAAGTTGTAGATTACTTGCAACTTTATCAAAAGTTTACTTTTAAAAGAAGAGATAGTTACAAACTAGAAAACATCTGTCAGATAGAACTTGGTAAGGGTAAAATTAATTATGAAGAGTTTGGTGCAATGCATCTATTCTATAAAAAAGATTATCAAAAGTTTTTAGAATATAATGTTCGTGATGTAACTCTAGTTGAAGAACTAGAAGATAAATTAGGATTGATGGGATTGTTACTTGCAATGTCTTATTCTGCAAAATGTAATTATCTTGATGCATTCCGACAAGTAAGATATTGGGATATTCTAATATTCAATAGACTCAAACAACAAAACATTATTGTTCCACCTTCAAGAACAGGACAACCCAAAAAACAAAAGTTTATGGGTGCATATGTTAAAGAACCTCAAGTAGGAATGCATGAGTGGGTTGTATCGTTTGATTTAAATAGTCTATATCCACACTTAATTATGCAGTATAATATTAGTCCAGAGACCTCTGTGGAGTCTTCCGATGTTACTTTGTCAATAGATAAGATGTTAAACAAAGAGATTGATATACAAAGTCATTATGCAACTACACCAAATGGTGCAAGATTTAGTAAAAGAAAACAAGGTTTTTTACCAGAGATTCTAGAGAATTTATATGATGAAAGAGTCTTATGGAAGAATAAGATGATTGAATATCAAAAAGAATTTGAATCTACAGATGACCCTAAACGAAAACAAGAACTTAATCGTCAAATTGCAATTGCATATAACAACCAAATGGTTCGTAAAATTTCATTGAACTCAGCTTATGGTGCAATTGGTAATGAATGGTTTAGGTATTTCGAGTTGAGTCTTGCAGAGGCAGTTACATCTAGTGGTCAACTTGCAATTAAATGGGTCGAAAAAGCAGTTAACATGTATTTAAATACCATTTTAGATACAGAAGATGATTATGTAGTTGCAATTGATACTGATTCAATCTATGTAAGATTCGATGAATTAATTAAAAAAGTAAATCCTAAAAACCCAATTGATTTTCTTGACCAAGTTGCAAAAGGTAAAATGCAAGATGTTATTAATAAATGTTATGAAGACCTTGCAGATTATACAAATGCATATCAAAACAAGATGGTCATGGGTCGTGAAGTAATTGCTGACAAAGCAATCTGGACTGCAAAGAAAAGATACATTCTTAATGTGCATGATAACGAAGGTGTAAGACTACACGAACCTAAACTTAAAATGATGGGTATTGAAACTGCAAAGTCATCAACACCAGCTTGGGTTCGTGACAAACTAGAAGATGCACTAAAAGTTGTTATGAAGGGTGATGAAAAACTTGTTCATGAATTTGTTGATAATGCAAGAAAAGAATTTAAGGGATTAGAACCAAATGATATTGCATTCCCTAGAAGAGTTAATGGTATCAATGAGTATGAAAATGCAGTGACCATATATAAAAAATCTACACCTATGCATGTCAGAGCATCTTTATTATACAATCATTATCTAGGTAAAAAAGATATAGGAATGAAATATGAAAATATTTCAAGTGGAGAACATATGAAATTTTTATATTTGAAAATACCAAACCCTATCAAAGAAAATGTCATAGGATTTATTAATACTTTACCTAGAGAGTTTGAACTTCATCCTTACATAGATTATGATTTACAATTTGACAAATCATTCATTGAACCTCTAAAACTAATACTTGAAAAGATAGGATGGTCAACTGAACCAGTATCATCCCTAGAAGATTTTTTCAGTTGACAGAATAGAGATTGGTAGTATAATAGTATAACAAGTCGAGGAATATATTATGGATTTATTAAAAGACCTTGCAAAAGCAAGTGGTAATGAGTTAGCAGGAGTTGTATCAGATGGAATCGTGGCAGGTGATGTCGATGGTTATATTGATACAGGTTCTTATATTTTTAATGCATTAGTGAGTGGTGATATCTATCGTGGTATCCCATCTAACAAGATAACTGCATTAGCAGGTGAGTCTGCAACAGGTAAAACATTCTTTGCATTAGGAATGGTACAAAAGTTTTTAGAAGACAACCCAGAGGGTAATGTCGTTTACTTTGAGTCTGAATCTGCATTGACTCAAGAAATGCTAGAAGAAAGAGGTATAGATACAAGTCGTATACTTCTTGTTCCAGTGACAACCATTGAAGAGTTTAGAACTCAAGCAGTTAACATTATTGATGGATTTGAGAAAGGAAAAAAAGGTGATGAGAAACTTTTCTTTGTTCTTGATTCACTTGGTATGTTATCTACAATCAAAGAAACAGAAGATATTGGGTCTGGTAAAAATGTTAGAGACATGACCAAGGCACAGGTTATCAAAGGTACATTCAGAGTGTTAACTTTGAAACTAGGTAAGGTAGGAATACCGATGATAGTAACGAACCATACATATGATGTTATTGGTTCTATGTTTCCACAAAAAGAAATGGGTGGTGGAAGTGGTTTGAAGTATGCAGCCTCTTCAATCATTTATCTATCCAAGAAAAAAGAAAAAGATGGAACAGAGATTATTGGTAATATTATTCATTGTAAGAATCATAAATCAAGACTTACAGTAGAAAACAAAATGGTTGATGTTAGACTAACATATGATAAAGGACTAGATAGATATTATGGTTTACTTGACTTAGCACTAAAGTATGGTATCTTTAAACAGACATCAACAAGAATAGAACTTCCAGATGGTACAACTCAGTTCGGTAAAACTATTAATAACAATCCAGAAAAATACTTTACAGAAGAAGTCTTAACACAGCTCAACGAGTGTGCAAAAAAAGAATTTAAATATGGTAAAGAAGAAGTTATTGATACAGAGACAGGTGAAGTAATTGCAGAATAGAATCGAAGAATCAATATTAAAAAATCTTTTTACATCTGATAATTTTACAAGAAAAGTTCTTCCTTATTTAGAGGAAGAATACTTTACAGATAGGTCAGAAAGATTAGTATATAAACAAATCACTGAATACTTTATGAAGTATAATGAGTGTCCTACTCATGAAGCTTTGAATATTCAACTAAATGATTTGTCTGGTCATAATGATGAAGAGATTAAGAATGCACAAAACATAATCAATGCATGTAAAGAAAACAGTGAAGAAACTCCACATGATTTTCTTGTAGATGAAACTGAGAAGTGGTGCAAAGACAGAGCAATCTATAATGCAGTTATGGAAAGTATTCAGATTATTGATAAGTCATCGACTAGAGAAAAAGGTGAGATTCCAGATATTCTAAAAGATGCATTATCAGTTTCTTTTGACCAACACATTGGTCATGACTTTATTGAAGATGCAGATGATAGATTTATGTCCTACAATACTGTAGAAGATAAACTACCATTTGACCTTGAATTGATGAACAAAATTACGAAAGGTGGTTTACCAAATAAAACCTTGAATGTCATTATGGCTGGAACAGGTGTTGGTAAATCACTATTCATGTGTCATTGTGCAGCTAACAATCTTATGATGGGTAAGAATGTTCTTTACATATCTATGGAAATGAGTGAAGAAAAGATTGCAGAAAGAATCGATGCAAATCTTATGAACTTACCTATCCAAGAACTTTCTAATTTACCAAAAGAAATGTATGATAAGAAAGTTAAATCAATTCGTGATAAGACAACAGGTAAACTAATTGTCAAAGAGTATCCAACTGCATCTGCACATACAGGACACTTTAGACATCTGTTACAAGAACTTAATCTTAAAAAAGATTTTATTCCAGATATTATCTATGTTGATTATCTAAACATTTGTGCATCTGCAAGAATGAGAGCAAGTTCAAGTGTAAACTCTTACACAATGGTAAAAAGTATTGCAGAAGAGTTAAGAGGACTTGCAGTAGAATTTAAATTACCAATTGTTACTGCAACTCAAACTAATAGACAAGGATTCACATCAACAGATGTAGGACTTGAAGATACATCCGAATCATTTGGTTTACCAGCAACTGCTGACTTAATGGTTGCATTAATATCTACAGAAGAACTAGAAGAGTTAGACCAAATTATGGTTAAACAGTTAAAGAATAGATATAATGACCCTACATACTACAGAAGATTCATTATAGGTGTAGATAGAGCAAGAATGAAATTGTATGATTGTGAACAATCTGCAACAGAAGAATTACATGACTCTGGGCCTGCATTTGATAAGAGTGAATCTGGTCAAAGAATTTCTGGAGAAAAAACTGATGGATGGGACATATAACTATATACCAGACCTATCAACTAATACTAAGGTCTATACAATTGATGCTCCTCAAGAAATTATGGACATCAATCATCATCTTGTAAATTACATTCTTGACATGGATGGAAAAGGACAAGGTGTTCACGATACAATAAATGCTGGAGTATCACAATTC